TGCTAGAGAACCAAGAGCGTTCATTGCGTGAAGAGCGTAGTGCATTGTTCGAGGCAGCTCCAGCAAATAACATTTCCGCAACAAGCGGTATTGACAAGTATGATCCAATCATGATTGGCCTAGTACGTCGTGCAATGCCTAACCTAATGGCATATGACATCTGCGGCGTTCAGCCAATGACTGGCCCAACCGGTTTGATCTTCGCTATGCGTTCTCAATACAACGCAGAGCGTGCTAATACAACAACTCGCGTTGAGGCATTGTACAACGAAGCTAATACAGGATTCGCCGGTGCAGGCGGCGGTGTTGGTAATAATCCAGTTGACGGCACTTATACTACGGGCACTGGGCAAACTACAGCAGCAGCTGAAGCATTAGGCAGCAGCGGCTCTCCAGCATTTAACGAAATGTCTTTCTCTATTGACAAGACAACAGTTACTGCAAAATCACGTGCGTTGAAGGCTGAGTACACAGTTGAATTGGCACAAGACTTGAAAGCTATTCACGGTCTTGACGCTGAAGCAGAATTATCAAACATCTTGTCACAAGAATTCATGTTTGAAATTAACCGTGAAGTTGTTCGTACAATTTACAAAGTTGCTAAGCCAGGTTCTCCAGCTACAGCAACTGCAGGTACATTTGACTTAGACGTTGACTCTAATGGACGTTGGTCTGTTGAGCGTTTCAAAGGTCTATTGTTCAACATTGAACGTGATGCTAATCACATTGCACAAGACACACGTCGTGGTAAAGGTAACTTCATCGTTTGCTCTGCAGACGTTGCAAGTGCATTAGCTATGTCAGGTGTTCTAGACTACGCTCCAGCTTTAAGCACAAACTTAAATGTTGATGACACCGGCAACACTTTCGCAGGTGTTCTAAACGGACGCTACCGTGTATACATTGATCCGTATTCCAGCAATCTAGGTGACGCAAGTCAGTTCTACATGGTTGGTTATAAGGGTTCTTCTCCTTATGACGCAGGTATGTTCTACTGCCCATATGTTCCTTTACAAATGGTTCGCGCAGTTGATCCTAACAGCTTCCAGCCAAAGATTGGCTTCAAGACACGTTACGGTTTAATTGCTAACCCATACGTTACAACTTCAGCTACCGGTGCAGCTGACGCAGATACATTTACGGCTAACCGTAATCAGTACTATCGTCGCACTAAAGTGTTGAACTTAATGTAATTTTTGCATTAATTAAGTCGGCATTAAGATCGGCACAGTCCTAGACTGATTAAAAGGGGGAAGAAATTCCCCCTTTTTTTGCCTTATAAATATTAATGTTAGCAAAGGATGTTAAATGTATACTTCAAATATAGATGTTTTAAAACAGAACTATGACAGTTCTCTTCCAAAGACATATGATTTCCTAAGACCGAACGCGTTTAAATTTTCAATAAAAGATATACCTGGTATTTCTTTCACCTGCCAATCGGCAAATTTACCGCAATTGGCAATAGGGTATGCATCCCAACCTACTCCCTTTGTTGATATTCCTCGTATTGGCGATAAATTGAATTTTGGAGAATTTACTGTTAGATTCATTATATCTGAAGATATGTCAAATTATTTAGAACTTTATAAATGGTTGGTTGCAATAGGTTTTCCTGACAATTATTCTCAATTTGGACAATTTGTTAAGAACAGACCAAGCGCATTTCCAATAATTATTAATTCTAAGGGAGAACAAGAAGTTTTGGCATACTCGGATGGTACTTTAACGATTTTAGACTCGACAAATACCCCTAAAGTAAATATAATATATAAAGACATATTCCCGGTGTCTTTAGAAGCTTTAGATTTTGATATAGCTTCTGCAAGCGTTGAATATTTTACAGCAATCGCTTCATTTAAATATACCCTGTTTGAGGTGGAGCAACTTTAATTAACTATGGAGATTTTATGGCAACTAATAAACCTGGATTGAAAAACATTCCAAAAATTCCGGTACCCAAATTTAACAAGGCAAATGCGCCTGCAATTCCGCAACAACAAGCTCAACCTGGGCAATTACAAATCAATATTGAAGATTTGCGAAAAGAAAAAATCTTTGTTGCAACACCGTGTTACGGTGGTATGCTAACAGAGGCATATTTTAGATCAATGGTTCGCACATTGACATTCTTTAATCAACACCAAATTCCAATTGCGTTTGGTACTATTGCAAATGAGTCTTTAGTTACTCGTGCTCGCAATGTGTTAGTTGCTTATTTTCTACAAAGTAATTACTCGCGTTTGCTCTTTATTGATGCAGACATTGAATTCCAAGTTGAAGACGTTTTGAAGTTAATTGCTCACAATAAAGAAGTTTGTGTTGGTGCATATCCTAAAAAGGGTGTTAATTGGCAACGTATCAGAGATAGCATTTTGCGCAAACCTACAGAAGAAATTTCTGATCGCGACATTGCTGCCGCAGGTTCTGATTACGCTATTAACTTTAAATTCGTTAATCGCGATTTAAAACAAATTGCTATTGAAAATGGCGTTATTAAATTGCACGATGGTGCTACAGGCTTTATGATGATTAAGCGCGAAGCAGTTGATAAAATGATTGCAGCATACCCCGAGTTGAAGTATAACAATGATTTAAATACTCCTCCGGATTTGCAGGATTTCTTCTATGCATTCTTCGACACAATGATCGATCCTAAGGACAAGCGTTATTTGTCAGAGGACTACACATTCAGCAGACGCTGGCAAGATATTGGCGGAGATATTTGGCTTGATCCAACAATCTCATTGAACCACTATGGTTCCTTTAACTTCCAGGGCAATCCTGCACAAATTATTCAAATTGGATAATTAAAAATGAAGCTCACGGATTTACAAAATCTGTGGGCAGAGGATTGCAAGATTGACGAAACTAATCTAGGTCATGAATCTGCTCGCACACCTACACTACATTCTAAGTATTTAAATTTTTTATCATCTACTCGACTTAATTTACGTAAAGCCGAGTCTGACTACTTAAACCTTCGCCGCAAAAAGTACAAATATTTCAGAGGAGAAATGACTCAACTGGAATTAGCCGATGAAGGATGGGATCAATGGCAAGGCAATAAACCTTTGAAGAATGAAATGGATGAATTTCTTCAAGTGGATGCCGACCTAATTATCCAGCAAGATAAAATTGAATATCTCAAAACAGTCATGTATCAACTTGAACAAATTATTAGATCATTGAATAGTAGAACATGGGATATAAAAAATAGTATCGAATGGACTAAATTTACAAATGGATTGATGTAATGTCTGACATAAGAATAAGAAAAAAGAACGAAGTATATTTAAATGTTGATGCTGAACCTTCAATTGCTCAAGAATTGAACGATCACTTTTCATTTGAAGTACCTGGCGCAAAATTCCACCCTCTTTATAGATCAAAGATGTGGGATGGTCGTGTCCGACTTTTTTCGATGTTTACCAAAGAACTTTATGTTGGTCTAAAAGATTATGTTGAGCGGTTTGCTAAAGAACGCGATTATACTGTAGATTATTCTGAGTATGTTCATACAGCTGACCCCTGCACCCTTGAAGAAATAAAAGAGTTTGTAAAAGAACTTAATATTGGTTCAAAGGGCGAACCTCTCGAAATGAGAGATTATCAGATTGATGCTGTTTATAAAGCAATTAGTGATGGCAGACGTTTATTATTATCACCTACTGGTTCGGGTAAATCTTATATCATTTATTGCGTAATGCGCTGGCATGAGAAACATGGTAGACGTCAATTAATTTTGGTTCCTACTACGTCTCTTGTTGAGCAAATGTATTCCGATTTTCAAGATTACTCTTGTCTAAATGGTTGGAAAACATCTAACCATTGTCATCGTATTTACGGTGGTCATGAGAAGTCTAATGAATATGATGTTGTTATTAGTACTTGGCAATCGTTATATAAATTACCTAAAAAATTCTTTGATGATTTTCAGGTAATTTATGGTGATGAGGCGCATTTGTTTAAAGCAAAATCTCTAACAGGAATTTTAAATAAATGTCCGGGTGCTCCTTATCGTATAGGAACTACTGGAACATTAGATGGAACTCAGACGCATAAGTTAGTTCTTGAGGGATTATTTGGGCCCGTTTATAAAGTTACTACAACTAAGAAACTTATTGCGAGTAAAACTTTAGCCGATTTACAAATTTATAATCTAATATTAGATTATTCGGATGAGATTAAAAAGTCACTCAAAGGAAAAACATATCAAGAAGAAATGGATTTTCTGGTACAGCATGAACCGAGAAATAAGTTTATTCGTAATTTAACTCTTAAGCAAGAAGGTAATAGTCTTGTATTGTTTCAGTATGTTGAAAAACACGGTAAAAATCTATATCAAATGATTAAAGATAAAGCCGAAAATCGAAAGGTGTTTTTTGTGTACGGAGGTACCGATACTGAACAGAGAGAACAAATTCGAGCATTGACAGAAACCGAAAAGGATGCTATAATAGTAGCATCATATGGGACTTTCTCTACAGGAATAAATATTAAAAACCTACATAATATTATTTTTGCATCCCCTTCTAAATCTCGTATTAGAAACTTGCAATCTATTGGTAGAGGGTTAAGAACAAGTGAAACTAAAAGTAGTTGCAACTTATATGATATAGGCGATGATTTGACCTGGAAGTCTAAAAAGAATTATACTTTATTACACATGATAGAAAGA